CTTGGTAATATACTCTAATCATATTATACCATAAAAGCGTATATGTGTCAATCCCCACTTGACAAGGTACCCAAAATGTGGTATAATGAAGTGGAGGCCAACTATGCAGACCTTACCAGCTACAACTGAGGAAAAGCCCCCTGTGGAACAACTCCTAGCGGAATCCCTGCTCCCATATATGCTGGGTGATTCCAAGAAGACAGTTTACCTCTCCTATCGAGCAACAGGATTTGCAGTTAGAGAATCCATTAAGCTAGCTGGCATAACTCAGAGGACAGTTCAGCGATGGCGAGCTAGTGATCCTACCTTCAATGATATAGATGGAGATAGGCTTCCAGAAATCAGGAAGAAACTTGGGGCAAACTTCACTCAGCTAGAGTTCCTCCGCAACTATCGACTAGTGCTTCTCAAGGACTTCAGGATTATCAAGAAGTCCCTCAGCAAGGATGAGTTGACTAAGGATGAGCAGGGTTATCTCCTGAAGGCTCGTGCTAACTATACTCCACAGCAGCTGGAAGTTCTCCAGAGGCTACTAGGGGAAGGAGTGCCAGAATCCCCCAGGACATTTGCACAACTCGTTATTGCTATCCATCAAAGTCGTCAGGAGAGTAAGGTGGACTCTGTTGAAGCTGATTATAGGGAAATAGATGGCTAGGAAGACCCTGAGGCAAAGAGCTACATCTCGGCGGAATATCATGAAAGCACAGATCTGCCGAGTGGGTAGAAAGTTTGGTAAGAATAGGAGGAGAACATGGTAAGAGTCTTTGATGCTGGTGGTGAAGAGAGAGACATGGACTGGGCACTGGAGAAGTACAACTTCTCCATAGTGGCAGCCTGGCCAGGTGATGCCCCTCACTGGGAGATCACTGAGCTGTATGAGATGATAGGTCCAACCTCTATGACAGTGCGTACTCAGCCTCCCACTAAGGGTGTCCCAGTACTATTTGGCTGGCCTGATGGTGAGGTTGAGCAGGACACCAATGAGGACGGACAAACTGGCTTCGGTATGGGAGATGGAGCATACTACAAGCCAAGCGAAGGTGAGAGTGGCCCTCACTATATCCTCATAACAGAGGATGCCAGTGACATCATCAAGGGCCTGGGTATGATAGCTGGCACTAACCATGCTCACCTTGAGCCAACGTTCTCATGGGTAGAGGGACAAGAGCCACCTCCTGGGCCTGTAGAAGGGATCTATGCTATCAAGCTTGAAGGAGTATTGACAGTAGAGAGGAAGTGATAATATGGCTAGGAAACCTGGATTAGCAAAGAGAAGGGCTGCTAGGAAAGCCTACAAGAGAGCTGCTGCTACCTCCAAACCAGGAGCAGGCAAGCGCTTCAAGGCTCTCAAAGCATCCGCCAAGGCTGGAGGAGCTAGGAACCCTGCTGCTGTTGCAGCCGCTGCTGGCCGTAAGAAGTATGGCAAGAAGAAGATGGCACGATGGTCTGCTGCTGGCAGGAAGCGAGCAAGACGCAAGCGAGCAAGACGCAGAGGATAAATGAGCTTAGATCTAAAACTAGTAGAGGCCTTGATTACCGATAAAAGGCTCTTTACTGAGTCCTTGATGCAAATATATGATAAGCAGAGGAACTTAGTTCCATTTCACTATAATAGGACTCAGGCTGACTATCACGCTCACCAAACTTATCGAGATGTGATTACTAAGGCTGCTCAGCTTGGCTTCACATCTAAGATCATGGCTGATTTCCTCATCGACTGCATCACTAGACCTGGGACTACTAGTATAGTTGTAGCTCACGAGGAGTTCATTACTCAGCGTTTGCTGAATAAGGCTCAGTTCTTCTATGATGTTATTCCTGATGAGTTCAAGCCTCCTCTCCACCACAGATCCACTTATGAGCTAACTTGGCCAGATCTGCACTCTGTGTTCTACATTGGAAGTGCTAGGAGCTTCGTATTTGGGAGAGGAGAGAGGATAGATAACTTCCTTGGCTCTGAGATAGCCTTCTGGCCTGATCCAGAGAAGATCATGGTTCCTGTTGAGCAGAGAGTGCCACTGGAAGGAAGAATAATACTAGAGTCCACTGCTAATGGAGAGGGCAATCTTCATCACTCTGTGTTCAAGGCTGCTAGAGCTGGAAGTAGCACTTATCGTGGTCACTTCTATCCCTGGTGGTGGGGAGGGGATTATAGACTTCCTGCTGATAGCCCTCACTGTCTAGAACGAGATAGACGCTCACCACTAATGGATCTATCTGATGATGAGCTCAGGCTAATGGAGAAGCATAGTGTAGATGAAGATCAGATCAGATGGCGAAGGATGAAGCTGGCTTCTCCTAGCGGAGTTGACTTCTTCCAGGAGTTCCCAGAGGATGAGGAGACTTGCTTCTATACTAGTACTCTACTCTACTTCTACGAGAGTATCCTTAAGGAGTGGTTAGAGGAATCTACTCCTCCTATTCTGAGATGGGAAGACTTCCTAGATGTCTGGAATGTGCCTAGTCCTAATGGTCGCTATATCATTAGTGCAGATCCTACTGAAGGCATACAGGACAAGGGTGCTATCATTGTGTGGAACATTGCTGCTGGTGAGAAGGTAAGGATGGAGGCTAGTGCATCTGGCTGGTGGGAGCCTCCACTACTGGCAGATATGCTGAAGAAGGTAGGAAGGTATTATAAGTCCTTAGGCAGGCACCCAGGGATGATAGTGGTGGAGCGTAATGGGCCTGGGATAGCTACACTAGCTGATCTAGTAGATTATTCTAACTTATACTGTATGCCTAACCTAGTAACTGGCCATCCTGGTAACAGACCTGGATGGCAGACTAATAAGGCATCTAAGCCATATCTTCTGTCCAACTTCAAAGGCCTCATGGAAGGTATTATGATTCAGGATGCTAGGTTAGTTAGAGAACTGAGAGGATTCAGAAGGGTAGGGCCTGATGTGGAGTGCTTTGGTGAAGATGACTTGGCTATGGCTGCTGTAATAGGCATAGCAGCTATGAATGAATATCAGCACACTCAGAAGGGCTATGTAGGCTCTGCCCCAGGGTGGAGGTGGTAAATGAATATCAATGCAAGATGTAGTGAGCTAGTCAAGTTCTGGTCTCTTCGTAACACCATGTTCAAAAGGTGGTATGATGTTATCACTCTCAAAGATGTCCTAGCTCAAGAAGGCATGGAGTCGTTTGTGAGTAATGATCCCAGGACCTTCTACAACTTAGCCCTCAGCCTTCTTGACCCTGGGAATATCCCTCATACTATCCCTACTATAGGACTGACCACTCAGCAGATTTCTGCCACATCTCTGCTAGAGAGGCTTGTAGGTAAAACTTGGAGAGATCTTGGTACTAAGAACCGTAGGAGAGGTAGGCCTAAGCCTATCACTGAAATAGTAAGACTTCTACTAGCTACTGGCTGGTACTCAGTCCTGGCTATAGCTGATCCAGAAGTTGGTCTAACTGCTGAAGTCTGGAATCCTGTTGAGGTATATCCTAACTGGACAGATGACGGGATGGTTGAGTGTGCTCATGTGTATAAGATTACAGCCGAAGCTGCTAATGCCAAGTGTGAGAAGAATGGCTGGGGTAAGCCGTCAGCTGGATTCAAGGGTCAATATATTGAGGTGAAGGACTACTGGCTCCTGGAAGGTGGGGTAGTGTCCAATGCTGTCCTCATAGGGACTACCATTCCTAAGCCTCTGACTGCAACTCCGTTTGAGTATATCCCTATATTTGTAGCTCCCATAGGGGGCCTTCCAGATAGAGGAGCCATTACTGGCAATGAGGACTGGAAGAAGGATATAGGTCAATCTATCGTAGCTGCTAATATGCAAGTGTATGAGAACTACAATAAGCAGCTTACATTCCTCCAACAACTGATGCGTGATACTGCTACTCCTCGCTGGTTTGAGCAATCTACTGGTGAGGATGTGATCCTCAAGAAAGAAGATATGTTTAAGCGGGGGGCGATCTTCAGAGGAGGTCCTGAGGACAGGGTTGCCCCTCTGCCTACTCCTCCCATTCCAGTGGAGCTGCAATCCACTCTGTTCCATATCCAGAATATGATTCAGCGAGGCTCACTCCCCTGGCAGCTCTATGGACAGCTCCAAGAGACAGTATCAACATACTTGCTCACTCAGGTAGCCTCTGCTGCCAAACAGATGTTGAGAGCCTTCCATGAGGGAGTAGTGGATGTACTTACTGATGTGGATAACTTCTGGATTGAGGAGACTGTCAAGCAGAACATTCAGCCAGGAGGATTCCAGATTCCTCAGAATCTTCCAGAAGATACGTTTATGACTGCTGCCTATGACATCCAGATCCCTGGAGATCTAGTGCTCAGGGCTACTGTGGCTAGAATGCTTAGTCCAGGATTTGAGCTGAGTGCTACTACCGCTATGGACTTACTCTTCCCTGAGATAGCTAACCCTCAGGAGGAGTATAATAGAGTAATAGCTGATAAGGCTGAAAAGCACCCAGTGGCAGTAGCCATCCAGCTAGCTCAGTCGTTCAGGGATGCTGCTAGACAGCTGCAGGAGGATGGCCAAGGTGAGCTGGCTGCTCTCTATCAAACAGCTTATGCAGTCATAGTTCAAACCCTTGGTGCTGGTGCAGCTATGCAGCCAGCTGAAGAGCGAGAGGCAGGCGGAGCAAGAGTGCCTATGCCAACTTTCCCAGGAGTTGAATAATGTCTAATGGAACTTATGGATTCTCCACTTTTGAGAGTAGCATCAAGGCCGCTGCTGAGCGCTATAAAATACCTTGGACTTACCTAGCTGGCCTAATCCAGTGGGAGTCTGGGTTTAATCCTAATAGGATAGGAGCAGCAGGGGATACTGGCCTGGGACAGATTATGCCTAAGGAAGCTGGCCCTCTGTTTGCTAACCGCCCGACTCAGCGGGAACTCCTTGATCCTGACTTCAATATTGACTATACTGCTCAGATGCTAGCTGGCGCTCTGGCACAGCACGGTGGTGATCCAGTTGAGGCCTATTTTGGTGCTGGAGGATATAACCCTGGAGCTTCTAGGGAGCTATACCAGGCACCACTCACTAATGTCTTCCAGACCTGGGCTCAGTGGGAAGGTATGCAGGAGGGGCCTGCTAGTGTAGAAGGGGCAGGGACTACACCTCCTGTACCATTTAAGCGGGAAGTTGGTGAGCCTAGGG